CAATGAACAGAATATGCACACCTTCTGGCACGACATTGAGACAGCATTGGCTAAGCGGTGAGAGGCCTAATTATCCGCCGCAGCAAGGGCAGGGGCTCCGTGGTGTAAGCACCTTATTTCCCTCCTCTGTGACCTTGCCGGAGAAGCACGAGACGCTAGTCCCCCGTCGCGCACTTTCGGACGTTCGGATGTACGGGGGCACCAAATTCAGGGGGTACGCCATGACGCTATCAGCAGAGCAAGAGGGGCGGCTTCAACAGCTACGTCGCTCCGTTGATAAGATGCAGGAGCAAGTAGGTAAGGGGCTCAGCCTGTACACGCAGCGGGACTACCGACTCGCAGTGCAGGCCTTGAGTGATTACGTCAACAACTTACGGAGACAAGGACACCGAGTATGAACACCTATGGCAACCTCGCCGAAACCGTCCGCAGGGTAGCTGCCTATCAGCAAGCAGAGATTCAGTATTCACCGGGCTACGGCGAAAACTATTTCCGTGTCACCGTGCAGGAAGGCAAGCGCCGTACGAGTGACGTGTTTGAGATTAAGACCGACGCACACCTGAACCGTGCTCTCAACAAACTGCTAAACCGAGCGATCTATCATGAATAGGATCGAGTGGGAAGAGCAGGACGAGGATGAAGATGGCTGCATCTCATTCAGTCTTATCGTGATTACTGACGACGCAGTGCTAAAGAACAGAATGCGTAGGATGCTGCGCAACTTAGTAGAAAACGAGAAGGCTTTATCGTCTGTGCCTATTGGCAAGAAGGATAAAGAAGAGTAAAACAGTGGTGTAGAGCACACGGGAGAACCCAGAGGACGACCTCAGGGTGTTGTGCTTTGCACCGTAATTGAGGAGAACAGCATGACGTTCGCAGACGAGCTGCGCTATTACCTCTCTCGTGACATGTGTCTGCAACATGTGCGGCTAAGCTATACCCGCAACTCCGGCAAGGAGCTTGAGTCTCCCGTCTACTACAAGCGCACCCACGGCTCCCGCTCTGACCATCAGCAATCTTTGTGGAGCGGGCGTGACTATTACCTGCGCATTGGGAGCTGACATGGAGAGCAAACGGGTCACCTACCTCGTCATGAAAAAACATGATCGCCTGACGCTGAAGCAAGGCCGCGCTGTGCTGAAGGCCCTAGCGGAAATTGACATAAACAAAGTGCTGTCTAATCAGGACAAGCCCAACCTGCGCACCGCTATCGAGAAGTTAACCGAGGCAGTGGAGGACGCGGAGTACCGCCACGAGATTCGCTGCGAGCGGGATGCGACCATCGCGAGGCTGAACCATGCTAACTGATTACTTACAGATCGGATCGGGACTCTTCGCCATCACCGCCATGGCTGTCTTTATGTACTTCGACCGGAAGAATTGGCCGTGAGCCCGGCAGAGATCGCCCGTGCCATACAGACGCACCTCGCCATGACAGACCCCGAGGGCGCACCGGAGCGCAGCCAGCTAGACAAGGACCGTCCGGGCTATGACCAGCTCACCCTCGCAGAGCGCAAGTATTACTGGCCGCGCAGTATGCGGATCACACCGATGGATGTTTTAGAGATGAGGGAGTCATGAACCAAACCGCAGGAATGCTCAGGGAAATAATTCGTTTACAGGAAGCTTTCTTAGACGCACTGGAGGACATGCTGGATGAAATCGAGGGGGATGTTGAGGATGAAGAAGATGACGAGGAAGGAGAGGATGCTGAACCCCAAGGAATCGCCTTGCTACAAGGAAGGTAGGGCATCCTTCTTCATGAAAGACGAAGAGCACAACAACCCCTATGGGATTGGCGAGCTTCGCTCCCGCATGGAGTGGCTTGCCGGTTGGTACGACGCCAAGGTCGAGACGCAAGGCTTTGACGACGTTAAATCTAAATTGCGTCAATAGGAGAAGTTATGAAGACTAAAACTCGTGGGCGTGCGCCCGTGATGCGAAACAAAGTTCAGGCCTACATGGCAAAACACCCGGACGCTACGGCAGCAGAAATCGCCGAAGTCGTTGGCTGCAACCAGAATTACGTCTACACGCTAAAGGCCCAAGCTAAGAAAGCTGCCGTCAAGGATACGAAACCAGTTCTCTCGGGTCCGGTAGAGATAAAGAAAGCCAACGAGTTACAGGTTGGCGGCGAGCACTATCGCAGCATGACGGTGCAGCCGTGGGATGCACTTGAAGCGTGGCTTACGCCGGAAGAGTTCCGGGGTTACCAGAAAGGAGTTGCCATTGCGTACCTCGCACGAGAGCGCAAGAAGGGCGGTACTCAAGATATTGAGAAGGCCATGCACCACCTGATGAAGCTGGTTGAGTCTGACGTCTTTGAGGGCGCGAGGGGCTGATGGACTTAATCACGGTGGACTTTGAGACGTTCTACGATCAGGACTTCTCGCTAAGTAAGTTGACCACCGAGGAGTATATCCGCGATCCTCAGTTCGAAGTTATCGGGCTGGGGATCAAGGTCAACGACGGCGAGACGGAGTGGGCTAGTGGAACGCCTGAGCAGATTGAAAGATACCTTAAACGGTTTAACTGGGCAGAGTCTGCGGTACTGGCTCACAACACTATGTTTGACGGCGCTATATTATCTTGGTGTTTTGATATTCGCCCTCGCCTGTGGCTTGACACTCTGTGCATGGGCCGTGCTCTACACGGCGTGGAAGTGGGTGGAAGCCTCAAAGCAATGGCCGAACGCTATGGCATCGGTGAGAAGGGGACCGAAGTTCTTAACGCCAAAGGAAAGCGCCGAGGGGACTTCGCCCCCGACGAGCTAGGACGCTACGGAGACTACTGCGTCAACGACGTAGACCTTACCTACAAACTTTTTAAGCTCATGGGCAAAGGCTTTCCGAAGACGGAGCTGAAGCTCATTGACCTCACCCTCCGCATGTTCATCGAACCGAAGCTAGACCTCGACCTGCTGCTTCTGGAGCAACATCTTTATCAGGTGAAGCAACGGAAGGAGGAGCTGCTGGCGAGTGTCGGCGTCGATAAGAAAGAGCTGATGAGCAACCCGAAGTTCGCTGACCTACTACGGAATCTCGGTGTCGAACCCCCCATGAAGACCAGCCTTACCACGGGTAAGGAAACCTACGCCTTCGCCAAGTCAGATGAAGAGTTCAAGGCGCTGCAGGAACACGAAGATGATCGCGTCCAAGCTCTTGTGACGGCGCGTTTGGGTACAAAAAGTACCCTGGAGGAGACGCGCACTCAGCGGTTCATCGACATCGCTAAGCGGGGCCTGCTGCCTGTCCCGGTGCGGTACTACGCCGCTCATACGGGGCGCTGGGGTGGTGACGACAAGATCAACATGCAGAACCTACCGTCCCGTGGGCCTAATGCTAAGAAGTTGAAGAGCAGCATCATAGCACCGCCGGGGCACCTGCTGATCGACGCCGACTCTGCCCAGATCGAAGCGCGGGTGCTGGCATGGATGGCGGGGCAGGATGACCTCGTGCAAGCGTTCTTCAATAAGGACGACGTGTACAAGCAAATGGCTTCCCGCATCTACAACAAACCTGTTGACGAGATCACCAAGGATCAGCGGTTCGTAGGCAAGACCACGATTCTCGGTGCGGGCTATGGCATGGGAGCCGTGAAGTTTCAGGCTCAGCTCAAGACCTTTGGCTATGACATGGACCTCGACGAGTGCCGCCGGGTTATTCAGGTATATCGGGAGGCTAACTGGCGGATTAGCCAGTTTTGGCGCGAGGCGCAGCGGGTCATCGAAGGGCTGCAACGGGGCGAGTCTACGGCCTTTGGTGTCAACGGGTTACTAGAAGCTGTGGGGTCTGAATCCGCTATACGTCTGCCTTCTGGCCTGCTCATGCGCTACGACGAGCTGAGCTTTGAACCGGGAGAGCGTGGGCCCGAGTACAGTTACAAGACCCGACGAGGCCGAACCCGCATCTATGGTGGAAAAGTTACAGAGAACGTCTGCCAAGCCGTCGCTAGGTGTATTATCGGGGAACAGATGCTACGCATTTCTAAGCGTTACCGCGTAGTGCTGACCGTGCACGACTCCATTGTCTGCTGCGTCCCTGAGGAAGAGGTGCAGGAGGCACAAGCGTTTGTTGAGGCCTGCATGCGGTGGGTACCTGACTGGGCCAAGGGCCTGCCCATCGACTGCGAGTCCGGTATCGGTAAGAGCTACGGAGACTGCGAATGAGTTCAGAAGCGAAGATAAAAATGATTACACGCGAGTGGCCTAATCTGGATGCAGAAGGTTTGGACTCTGAGCACGAGTTCAAGCCGATAGACCCGCAGGAGTTCGAACGCGCCCTGATATGGCTGGCAATCAAGAAAAAACGGCGCAAGTCCTTAAACCGGACGTGCTCTAGCTATGGGCTGAAGCATTTAGCGTCTAGGGAGCTAGCGGACGTGCAAGAAGACGTGCCCCTCTTTGCGGACGGGAACACCTACATCTCTAACGGGGCCTTTATCTGCGCTGCAATATACCTTGGCTACAAAGTGGAGAAGGCACACAAGTCACCCAACGCATACATTAATATAGGAAACATATTCTAGCTAGGTAAGGTATCAGCCAATGAGCGTAGCCCCGTGGTCGTTCAGTAAGATCAAAGCCTTTGAGAAGTGCCCGAAGCAGTTCTACCACCTCAAGGTGGCGAAGAATTACACGGAGCCGGAAACGGAGGCCATGCTGTACGGCACGGAGTTCCATGAAGCTTGTGAGCTGTAC